AGTTGGCCCACACCTCGAATGCGGCACTCTTGTTGAAGTAGCTCTCGTAGTAAGCAGTCAGATTGAAGTCCAGGCGAACCTCGTGGTACTGGAGAGCAATCAGTGGCAGGTACAGACCTGGGTTACGGTTGAAGAAGAACAGAAGGGGGAGGAAGACGCGGGTGTCGGATGTGGCTGGAGCAGCGTTGGTGGTCATCTTGTACCATCCGAGCTTGTCCTCGTCGCTCAGGAACAGCTCACAGTACAGACGCCACCAGGCCTGGTAGTGCTTATCAATACGCTGGCCTCCGATGGTCAGCTCAACATCAGCAATGGCGCGCTCAGCAACCCAGTTGGCGTCGCAAGTGGTATTGGTAGAGGTGGTTGCCAGCTGAGTGGTTCCAGCTGGGTATGGGGTCAGTGCGACGTACATGTTACCGACGAGGTCACCGTTGCGAGCAATTGTCACGGATACACGACCACCATTGGCAGCGGAACCGTTCACAGTCTGGGTAATGTTCTCCATCGCGAAGTTGGTGTGGCGCTTGTAGATAGCCTGGAAGAAGGTCACTTTGGGCTGACCAGTCAGATACACATCCTGAGCACCGTAGGCAACGAGTTGCATTAATCCACCAGCCATTTTTAATGTACTCCAAGAAAAAAAATATAGGAAAGATCGCGGCAGGGTTCAACTATATTCTTATTCAATACTAAATGTCCAATAATTCTGAAATCGAAGGTCTTGAGGAGGAGGATGAGGAGATGATGGAGATGCCCTCTCTTGTGGATTTTCTCGTCTCTGCTGATGGCACCCCAGTTGCTGAGGTTTTGAACAAGGGTTTGGCAAAAATTTCGTCGCAGATTGAGACACAGAACAAGATATTGATTAAACTTCTCTCTGCTCTGAAGCCGAATTAAAAAAAATAGTACATATATCAATAATGGACACCAAATTGGAAATTGTAAAGTCCGATGTGGCTGCTCTTGACAACACTGGTCTCATGGACTACATCACAAACCTTGAAATTCAGATGGGTATGAAATCAAACGGCGACAAGTTTGTCCCTTTGATGAATCCCTTTAGACAATTCTTCAGGCAAGATGAATTGTGTGATGGTATTCCTACTGATATTGAAATAGATCGTGTGATTGAGAAAAAGAGACGTCTTATCAATGTATTCTCTGAATTGTATCACAAGGCTACATCTTTGAATATGACATCCGAGGTTTCTACTGATATAAATGGTGATGAGTTTGAGGTTGGGGTTCGTATTAATCGTTTGATCGAAACTGTAGATGATTATTTTGAATTGGTTTTCCGATATGTTCGAATGTATGAGCGATTCAATAATCCAACAATTGTTCCTATTCAGAGCGATATTGATGGTTCATTCTTTCGTGTCAAGACCCTTGATGGTGGTGATGATGATGAGCGTTCACCGTATCAAAGGCTTGTCCTGTATTTTTTGAACGAACTGAAGCGTATGAATATGAAGAGGTACAAAGGAAACTGTATGAAACAGATTATGATTGGACCATATTGTACAAAGGCTTGGAAATCTGTTCAGGAGATTAAAAGCTTTGTATATGAATCAACACAAAAGGAGGACAAGTATGATATGTGGAAGAATCTCACCTCAAAACCTGGAAATGTTTCTGATTCTATAAAACACTTGACAAATTGTATCGATATTCAGTTTCCTGAGATTCAAAAGAATCGTACCGTTTGGTCTTTCAATAATGGTATATATCTTGGTCATGAATCAAAGTTTTACGAATATACAAAGCCAGAGTTTCATCTTCTCGATCCAACAATCGTATCAAGCAAGTTTTTTGACAAGGAGTTTGTTGACCATTCTCATATTCTTGATTGGTATGATATTCCAACTCCATTTTTCCAAAGCATCCTTGATTACCAGAGATTTCCAGAGGATGTGTCGAGATGGTTGTATGTCTTTGCCGGTCGGTTGTGTTTCTCTGTGAATGATCGCGACCGGTGGCAAGTGATTCCATTCTTCAAAGGTATTGCTCGATCTGGTAAATCAACTCTGATTACCAAGGTGTTCAAGAAATTCTACGAGACGGACGATGTTCGAACTCTTTCGAATAATATTGAAAAGAAGTTTGGTCTTTGGTCTATTTATGATGCGTTTATGTTTATTAGTCCCGAGGTAAAAGGTGATTTGGCTCTTGAGCAAGCTGAGTTTCAGTCGATTGTTTCTGGTGAGGATGTTTCTATTGCGCGAAAGAATGAAAAGGCTCTTTCAAAAGAGTGGGATGTTCCGGGTATTCTGGCAGGTAATGAGGTTCCTGGGTATCGCGATAATTCCGGAAGTGTCTTGCGTCGTATGATGACTTGGGATTTCAAGAGACAAGTATCTGATGCTGACCCACATTTGGAGGATAAGCTTGATATCGAGCTTCCTTCTATTCTTCAAAAGTGTATTCGCGCATATTTGGAATATTCTGCCAAGTATAGCGACAAGGATATATGGAATGTTGTTCCGAAATACTTTGGAACTGTTCAAGCACAGATTGCTCTTGTTACAAATACTCTTCAGAACTTCTTGGCTTCCGAGAAAGTCCGGTATGGCAAGGATCTCTATGTTCCTCAGAAGCTCTTCATTTATGCGTTCAATCAACACTGTACCGAAAACAATCTACCCAAGACCAGATTCAATTCAGATATATACAATGGACCGTTCAGTTCAAGGGAACTCGAGGTGAAGATTTGTACTCTACCATATGGTGAAGGAACGTATGTTGATAATCCTTTCATTATGGGTGTAGATCTTGTATCGTCAACATCTATGTTTACCGAGATTTAAATGTCCAACGTAATGTAAAGAGGAATGTCCAAAGAAAATGCGTTTGCGGTATTCTTGAGGAAACAAGAAGAACTACGCGCAGCGAATCCTAAGAATCTGGAAAATAGATTGGAACAACTCGCAAATGAATATCAAAAGAAATCAGCCCCGTTAAAGAGACCAGCTATAAAGAAACGCGCCCCCGCCCCGAAACCTGCTCCTGCTCCTCCAAAACCTACCCCGAAGCCAAAGACTCCACCGAAAGTTGTTGTTGTTGCTTCACCTATAAAACAGTCCACACTTCCACCATACACAGTAACACAAACATTCGAATCTTCAACTGCTCCGTTTTATGGTAAACTTGAAGATTATGTAGATATACCATTGTCTTCCGGTATAACTCTTATTCAAGGATATTCAAAAGCCATAGGTGGATTACCAGTCACTGAAAAATCAAAAACAAAAACTATTCATTCAGATGAAGATATAAAACGAGTAGTCATCAAACTTGATCAAACAATTATAACTCTGAGAGAAGATACCATAACAATTTCTGGTAAGATTCCACTTGAAGAGGTGTTAAAGAAACTTCCTATGTTTGATGACGATGATTTCAAAATAACGAATAAATCATTTTTAATCACATTTGATAAATCCATAGATATATCTTCCATGTATGATGAGAATTCATATTGGACTATGTTACAAAGAGGAACACCTGGTGGACAGCTCTATTATAGAGCAAGAAATCTGTATAATCCAACAGATGCGCCACTGGATTGGAAACGTAAAACCGGAAATGTTTCTTTAGAGACCCATGAAGAGTACTTTAAAAGATTGATAGCACGATGGCCCGATAAAAAAACAATTGCGTTCATCTACCAAACTGGTAAAATTGTTGTATCCGGTGATGTTCAAAAAGTACTCAAGTATTTACAATGTTTCCATAATCACTTTAAAAACCCTTTGAAGAAAGACGAAAGCAAATATAAAGACTTGGTGGATTCGCGATATGAACAAGCTGGATCTTGGAATAATCAAAAGAATGGATACTACGTAAGACCCGGACCAAATAGTAAACCTCGATTCTATAAAGTTCCAAATAATCCCGCATATGTGAGACAAAAGGTTCTTCGAGCATATGAACAAGTTGGTGTCAAAGTTCCAACTCATGTCGTGACAATTCTTGGTATTCAAAATGTACAAGTGAAACCAAAGGTGGAGACAAAGAGAGTTACAAATTGGAACCTTGAGAAACCGGGATACTATATCCGCCCTGATCCAGCCGGTCTTCCAAAATTCTATAAAGTTCCCAAAGATGTTTCCAAAGGTAAATCAACGGTAATAGCCGCATATTCCAGAATCGGAAAGAATATTCCAAAAGCGGTTCGTAACATCTTTGGTCTTGTGAATAACCAGGAACACAAGGGACCGGTTCAGAATCTGAGAATCCAACCAAGAATACCAACCCGTAATTTAAAGGCTGTTATTGAAACAATTGGACAACCTGCGGAGAATCTGAAACGTAAACAATTGAAAAAGGTTTTTGAACAACAGTTTCCAGCACCAAACGTTTCATCTGGACCAAACTTTAGAGTAGCAAATCTTAACCATTTTATACTTCCGGAATCTCGTAAAGTCATGAGAGGTGGAAGATCACGAGTACTCAACTCATTCAAAGTTGATGAGATTCAAAAGATGTTAAGATCATATAATATATCAAATACATCTGGAACCAAGAGTGCTATGATTAATCGTATGATTATGAAAAAGACAGCGAAACCGAGAAGTCCATCAACTCTCTTTAAGGTGGCTATACCAAATATAACAAATTATGAGTTGAACTCAGCTTTGTTGAACGTGACTAAAGGTAAAGAGTTTAATACAATAGTCAGGGGTATTCAGAAATTGAGAAGAAAAGCTAAGGAATTGCGGTGATGATATTTGTACAAGCAGTATTCAAAGCGGTTGCTATAGCTTTCTGGGCAGTAGTCTGAGGAGTTCCATCTTTCTGATTTACAGTTTCTAAAGCGTGTGAAGAAAGTGCGGCATTGAACGCAGCCTTTTGAGCAGCAGTGAATGGGGAAGTGAAAGCTGCCTGTGTTCCTGTATAATTCAAGATTGTATCAACCTCTGTTGTATATCCTATGCTCTTCATCCATGGTATGATATTGGATGTACAAGATCTTACGGGGTCACACGCCATCTGGACAGTGGTAGCATATGCTGGGTTGATTGTAGTACTCTTTGAAAGTAATGGAGCATTGGCAGTCACGAAGAAGTTCTTGATATTTGTTCTTAAAGTGGCATCTGTATCCATATCAGATGGTAAGTATCCACTCTTGAGTCCCCACAAGGCGAGAGAAACAGCACATGGGGTATCGGGTGTTGAACCTGTGAGTGTATGGTTAAAAGTATTCAGAAACTCGTTCGTGCTTTGAGGTGGTGGTGTTGGTGTTGATATTATAGAATTGGTCATAGATGATACAACAGACGCAGAAGCAGATGCGGAAGAAGTTGTAACACTGACACCACAATTACCTGTTACGGAATAGCAATTACTGGTTGAGCACATAGAGTTTGTTTCGAAACAATAATCACCAATATTCAGAGTACCAGACGCTGGGGTTGTCACGCATAAATTTGTTCTTTTATTTAAAGAAGTTCCCGAAGCACATAATGGTGTTACTGGGACTTTCACATCCACCTCTCCATTCTTCTTTTTCATCATAACAAATGACAAAAGACAACATATAATGACTATAACAAAGCCTATTCCAATATACATACCCATATTGGATTTGGGTGGTTGTGCCGTCATCATCTGTGGAGGATATCCCATTGGTGGGGGTGGAGGGTACATTGGTTCTGGCATTATTATAGTATTCATCAGATTATAATTTCACAAAGTCCATTCTTTCGAGCATACAATACCTTGTCCCAGAAATCACGCATAATTGGTAAATATTTCGGAAACCATTCTGGATCTTTTTGAACCCTGATGATTCTCATCTCTTCATTCACATATTGTACGAAATCACACTCTGTCAACTTTGTGATTTCCAAAAGAAGTTGAATCTGTGGCATATAATACTTTGGAACAGTCTTTGAAAACTTCGAAGGACACTTGATCTCTATGAGAAGACCAGATTCTGTGAGACCATCGGCCGATCCACCAAGCCAGTTATGCTCATCATGAACCAAAAGACCAATTTCATGTGTCTTTGTCCCCGTCGTTTTATCATAAAGATCACGCACCACTGGTTCCAAATCAATACCCCTTTGTGTGTGTTCATTTCCGAAGAATGTACGATAACCACATTTTTCGACAATGAGATCAGTTGGGCTTTTGAAGAAATTCTCACCTATAGCACACGCCACATCAGAAGCGGTCAACATGTTTCCACGAAGTTTAAACCATTCATCACTCCTTTGGTCATCATAAAATTTATTTATAAGTTCTTGTACTCTTGGATTCATTTATATACTAGAAGGTATAAATCTTTAAGGCTTCTTTCGCAGCTTCTTGTTCAGCAACCTTCTTGTTACCACCTGTCCCTTTACCAACAACAATGTCATCCACAATCACATGAATAGAATATATATTACATGTAAATGATTCGACTTTGTATATTGGTAAAGGTTTCTTGTTCGATTGACACAAACGCATGAGTTGATCTTTATAATTATCATCAAGGTCCAAATCAACAGGGTGTTCAATAAGCATATTAAAAATAAATTGTTTCGCATGTAAAATACCAAGATCGAGATAAATCGCACCTATGAGCGCTTCAAGAACATCTTCCAAAATCTTTGGGTTTTTATTCCATTCATTACGTAATCCCTTTTCATCCATTTGAATCCATTGAGCCAGACCCATCTTCTCGGATATAAGTGCCAAGGTTGTTCCTCGTACGAGTTTTGTGCGCGCCTTTGTCAAAAACCCTTCTTGGTGTTCGTGTGAATATTTATCATAGAGATATTTTGTAACTATAAAACTGAGTACAGAGTCACCTATAAATTCGAGATTTTCATATGATTCCTCGTGTGCGGATTTATGGGTAAATGCTCTCTGATACAGTGTTGGACTATTAATTTTTGTTCCTACTATGTTTTCAATGTCTGAAATTTGAATCATACTATAATTTATACCACATCTTTAAACTCTCAAGCTTTGGAAACAGCTGGGCGACCAGTCTTCTTTACTGGTGGTGGTGCTGGAGTCTCTGGCTCTACAACTGTTTTAGCAACAGGCTCGTCGATGATATAATTGTGCTTCATGTAGCGCTGGATGTTCAGATAGGTAATCTTGGTATCAGGTGGGGGCTGAAGGAGATCAGTCAGAGTCGCATCCATAATAATTTCCTGGCCATTCTTGAGGTTGTGCTCAGTGGCATACTTATTTACCGCCTTGGTCACCTCAGAGCGAGAGATTGTTGCGTCCGCCGAGAGTCCAAGGAAGCTCTGAAGCTTGGGAGAAATCTTGAGTTGTTTGCGGAAGCTGTTGTTCTCTGATCGCTTCTTGGCCTTCTCTCCGGTTGGGTCCTCCAGTAGCTGATGTACCTTGCGAAGCTCCTTGTGAAGAGACTTGATTGCCTGCTCCAGAGACTCGAGAGATGCCATCTTTTATTCCTTTACTAATCTTGTCTTTAATACCTGGAAAGACTATGAGAGCAGCTATAGCAAACTGTGGATACGGCATAAGAAGAAAGAATACGAGGATATGCCATACTTTGAAACCAAAGAAATCCGAATTGAGAACATCTCTAATCTCAGGTGGTATCAATTGATCCATTACTATTGGATACTAACATTTTAAAGAAATGAATTGTAACATAGTAAATGACAACCTTTGCTGATCCTGCCAAGAACTCGAGTGGTGTCTACATTGCCAAGTGTACCGAGACTCGTACTCTGAGAATCAATGGTGTCAAGTATTCAGAGAGTCTAAAAATGTTCGAGGTATCAAGTGATGCTCTCGAGTCGTACAAAGAGCCTCTGATTACCAAGGCGACTGAGTGTTCCCAGTCTTGGTTTTCCAAGCAGATTAGCCAGGAGTCTCTCACCACCATGTATGATGACGATTTTGATGCTTTGATGGATCCAGAGTTTCAGCTTTTTGATGCCGAGCGTAATGAGATTTCACCAGAGGATCTGAAAGATGGTACAGTGTGTGATATTCTCGTAGAGTTGGACAGTATTTGGTTTGTCAAGAAATCATTCGGGCCTCGGTGGCGGGTACTTCAGGCACGAGTCCTTCCTGTAAAAATCCAGAAGAAGAGTTGCCTCCTTGATTAATAAAAATCCTTTCGTTATTATAAATGCCTATCGACGGGAAAACAATTGCTATCGTCGTACTTGTACTTCTGTTCGTTTTTGTGATATTTAATCAGAAAGCCAGTGGCTTCGTTCTCGGTGGATCAGCAAAGGATGATACAGTTGTAGTTGGAGAAAGCATGGCGAGCACAAATATGCATAAACTGGCAGGTGTTCACGAAGTTCAGAACAAAGAGGAGCCCTCCATGCCAGCAACACCAGCTGCTCTCCTCCCCAATGAGGTTCCAGTCTCCGATAACTTTGGCCAGTTTTCTGCTCAGGATATCATCGAGAATCAGAACTACCTTGACCCACGCAACCAGATGGGTTACCCAGAGACTGTTGGTGGTGTCATGCGCAACTCCAATCTCCAGTACCGCTCAGAGCCAATGAATCCCCGTGACCCAGTAAGCATCTTCAACCTTTCCACCATCCCTCCCGACACCATGCGCCCCACCTTCGAGATTCAGGATAAAGAGTACCAGTAAAAGCTTAAAGAATACAAAAACAATATTATAAATGGCGGAAGCTTTCAAATCTCTTTTGATTGAGTGGCTCGCTCTTAAAGAACATATCAAGGCGGCAAAAGCTGATTTGTCTGTAGTAAATTCCAGAGAGAAGCAGCTTGCTGCGCAGATCAAAAGTACTATGGCTACAAACAAATATGATACAGTAAACGTGTCTGGTACGAAAGTGAATTTCAATCAGAAGATTTCAAAGACTGTCAGTTTCTCCAAGGCAAACGTGACGAAAGGACTTGAAAACTACTTTGGTAACGATCCAGTTAAGGTTGAGGCGGCTATTACTTGTATAACGGATCTAAGCCAGCCCAAAGAGGTTGTATCTTTGACTATCAAACCAGGAAAGGCTAAGAATGAACAGTGATTATGATGTATCAGATGACGAGATTGAGGTGTCGGAATATGTATTGTCAGAAGAAGACTGTCATGACTGGTATTCCGAAGAGCTCTTGAATGATTGGTTTCTTATTCAGGAGGTTACAGGTACGAAAAGAACGTTCCATCAGTGGTGTGTGTTCGCACTCAGTGGTCCGACGTGGACGAGTTCTTATGAACTCCAGGTACCGATGTATATACAAAATCTCCACAAGACTATTGGTATCGATTGGTCTTGTGAAGATTTTTATACTTTCTTACAATAAAATGAAGATGACTAATGTTACAGGCCAGAAGGTTCTTATCCCAGCAGTTCTTTTCGCTCTCCTGAACTCAGGATTTGTGTTCTTTGCCCGCAAGAATAGCCACAAGTTTGGCCAGGGTCTTATTTTCAACACCATCCTGTTCGTGCTCCTCAGCTACCTGATCATGCGCTTCGTTGTCCAGAAGAACACCACCCAGGCTGACATTCTGGTCCCAGCCCTCCTCTTCATTCTGTTGACCCCAGGAGTTCTGCTCACCCTTCCCCCAGGCCCAGGCGGTATCATCACTTCCGGTGAGACTTCCGGTGCGGCAACTGCTGTCCACACCCTGGTCTTTGCCGTTGTGTTTGCGTTCCTGCGCGGACAGTTTCCCTCTTACTATTAGATAAATGTTTCGACATATAATCTTGGGTCCAGGGGGTATGATATGTATAGCCGTAATAGGAGTGTTTAAGCGTTTACAGGAACTTGGTCTCGTAAGTGAAATTAAAGAAATTTCATGTTCATCAGGTGGTTCTATATTCGGACCATGCTATATTTACTATAAAGGTGATATCGAGAAGATGCGTAAAGAATGTGATTTTAAGAACAAATACATGACAAAATCATTTATGAATCTTGTAAAGAAATGGGGTCTCATAGATTCAAAGACAGTAAAGAATCATATAACATCAGTCATCGGTTCTATGACTTTTAAAGAACTCTATAAACATAATCCAATAAAGTTACACATTGCGGTTGCTAATCTAAAAACTGGTAAAACTGATTATTTATCAGTGGATACAGCACCCGATATGGAAGTGGCAGAGGCAGTAAAGATTTCATGTTCAGTTCCATTATTATTTACATATACACCTGGATATTCGGATGGATGTTTGTTCGAGTGTTCTCCCTACGGACCGTTCTTGAGAAAACAAGATGTTTTAGAGATTACAAAACCATATGAAGATGAATATATAGAACCAACTACATTTTCATCATATATGTATACACTGTTTTGTAATTTCTTAAAAAATAGGATTAAACACGAATTCCCAAGAGTTGTTATCGAAACAAATGAAAATACATTTGATTTTCAAATGAAATCTGACGCTAGGTGTAGACTGTTTCAGGATGGGTATGATTCTGCTGTGCGTTCACCTTGTCTTAGTTCCTTCATAGCTAGTAGATGAAACGCCTTATCATAGGATCAGGGTCGATGATGGCATGGGCCTTTATGGGAGTATTAAAACAACTAGAAGAAACAGGACAACTTAAAGATCTTGAAGAGATTTCTTCCGCCTCGTGTGGATGTTTAGTAGGAGTTGGATATTTATATCTCAAAAGTGTAGATGCTTTATTGAATAAAACATTTTTGATCGATTTCGAACCATTTAAACCAAATATAAAAACACTTATAAAAAAGTGGGGTTTTATCGATTCTAATCATATAGGAGATATCGCACGGTCTTGGGTCGGTTCAATGACTTTTAAAGAACTCTATGAACATAATCCAATAAAAATACATATTGCGGTTTCAGATTTGAGATATTGCAAAGTGAAATATTTATCAGTAGATACTGATCCAGATATGGAAGTGGCAAAAGCGATACAAATGTCTTGTTCTGTTCCTTTAATATTTACACCAAACGATACATATGTTGATGGTGCTTTATTTGAAATGGGACCATATGGTCCATTCTTGGGGAAACAAGATGTTTTAGAGATTCGATTTCAAAAATTTGAACAAGAATATAAATTCAAAAGTCTCAAAGAATATTTAGTTGTTATGTTATCTTGCTTAACAAAAAATAGGTTCGAATATTTTGGGTTTCCAAGAATTCAGATATCAAGTGATATAAATATGTTTGATTTCAAAATGTCGAAAGATACAAAACTTCAACTTTTCAAAGAAGGGTACTATATAGCTAAACACCGCTCGTCTCAATAAATTCCCATTTTAAATCTTTACAAATAAGTTTCCAAATTTGATCTTGTTTATAAAGTTTTTCCTTTGATTTCAAGAGTGGAAAACATTCTAGATATTTATCTTCTGAAAGCAATTCACAAAACTTGTATAAAATATATGAATAACTCAAAAAGTTTTTACGTTCGCTCGGACAATTATCATGAAACGGTTTTTGAATCTTATAAAACATATTTCTCAAAGTTTCTTCGAGTTCTGCCGGCATATTCGGTGGTTTTTTATTATTCAATATACTTGTTATATATGGTACATGTTCATAATATTTATTAAGTTTACATTTCTTTAGACATTCACGAACCTTTGAATGTGTAATGAGATCCTTTTGAATCTTTTGCTTTTTAATTTCATTTTGTAACAAATCAAACACTTCATATGGAACATTAGAAACTTCTTTGGCTTGAAACTGATTGAGCCATTCGTTAAAATGGTTTTCACGTTTATATGAATATGTCAATTTGTGTTCGGATTCTTGTTCTTCATTGTACCCTCTCTCTGTTCCAAGAACATACGTAGCAACCCCACACTCATTACATATCAAATCGGAAGTGTTTTCATCGTGATAGACATTTTTGGAATTACAGACGTTACATATATCTTCAAAGAAACACTTGTTACCCGGACCTTCACCCTCAACTTCATATAGATATCTATCAAATAAATCCTTTTTGTTCTTTGTTTCCTCGTACTCCAGAATGTAAGGCGCAGCTCGGGCCATATAATCGTACATCTTCTCAGGATCATCCTTTAACTTGTTTAAAGTATCTTTGTATCTTGCGTACATTTTCGTTATTAAAGATAGATTTATTCTTTTAAGTATGAATGTAATATCATTTTTTACAAGACACAATTTTCATATACATCGAATCCAAAAAATTAGAAAAACTGGACAACTTGTTGATACTAATATATTAGATCCACCTTGTATAGTTACATATGAATACAATCTCCAGAAGCACAAACATCTTCTCATGGATAAATCATGGCCACCTACATTTTCAAAGGGGTTTATGGTTCCCATTAAACGGGTAACATGTCAGGGTAATGATATCACACATGTTATAGAACCATTTCTTGGTCCACGAAAAACTGATATTCATTGTATTTTTATAAAACGAAAACCAGTACTTCAGTTTCATCTCATTGGGTTTACTTTTAGCATGTCTGAATTTATAGTACCACATTGGAAAGGTATAATAGAAATAGAAGACATCTTTTCACGTACAAGTCGGCGCGAGGTAGAATTTAATCTCTCCGAGATTTGCGATTGAATATTTGAATATGATTGGAGACGAATCAGATGGGTTTTGGAGAATTTGTACAATCGGACAGAGAATAGTACCCTTGGTGAACATCGAAAGATACTTGACATTAAATACACCAATAGATGGTTCCTCTATATTCTCTATTTGGTTTATAACAGTTTCTTGTTCCGCATAATCTCCTTTACATATAAACTTGATGTGAGAATCTTTCCTTTCTATAGTCATATATGGTCCAATATTTGACATGTCCCGAATAAGTTTTTGGAAATCTATGGATGGTATATTTGTTTGATATAACATTGGAATCTCTGGAAGTTCGAGTTCATCTTCATTGAGATCCAAGAGTTTAATATTATATTTACTCTTTGTCTTTTTCGTCTCGTTTTGAACTATGATACAAAGAATCTCATCCTTGAGTTCGAATGTTATAACATCATTTGTACCTATAGATTTTATGAGTCGAAAAATATTTCCGATATTAACACCAACAACTGCGGGATTCTTACACGAGTATTCTTCAAAATTCTCAGCATCCATGGTTACATGTACAAGTGTAACGCGAGCTATATCAAAAGCAATCAGTCTCATACCGAGCTCGTCAAAATATATGTTGACATCGTTGATGATATCTTTGAGAACTTCAAACAGACTTTTAAAAACAGATGCCTGGATTGACTTGAAATACATCTCTCGTTAATAAACGCTTGAACTTTTTAAGTCTTTGATTGTTTCGCATATGAATCCATAACGGGTTTGGCAATCTTTTCTTCGAGTTCTTTGGTCATGTTTGGAGACAAAGATATACCATAATTATCAAGAGGGAAGCTATCACCAACACCGTCCCATGGTTCGTCAAAAACAGAACCAACCTCTCTTGAATTTCCTTCGAAATGTACAGGAACCATATTCTCAAGCCAACGAAGAACTTCGATACCTACAAGGGTGTTTCCATTCTCCTGGACAAGTGCTGGTACCTTTTTCAATCCTTGAGGAACACCGTGTATATTGATATCGTGTGGTTTCAAAAATGGTACAAGTACCGGGTTACTCTTGAGGAAATTTAGAATCTCCAGACAGTACGTACATTTTTCACTATATATCAAGGTGGCAACCATTTATAAATATTAAATGTATTCTTTTTTTAAATGAAGACTCTGATTTTAGGAATTCTTGCTATGATCCTCATCATCTGGTCGATGCGTAATGATAACGTAACTACCAAGCGTATCGTTGAAGGCTTCGAACCTGTCCAGGCATCTTCTATCCAGTCCACTATCAATGCCATTCGCGAAAACGATTCCAATATTTACCCAATAGATACAGTCTATTATAACGACAATAAAGACGGAACCCAGTCTGCTCGTTTTATGTTTTACAACACACAGACACATAATGCTACCCAGTACGATGTGAATATCGACAAGAGCGGAGTTCCATCAATCATTCCTAATGTTTCGCATAATACTCAGAATCCTTTCATGGGAACAGTGGATCATGAAAAGTATTCAGCATTCAGCACAAAACTCGCGCCACTTCCTGACATGGAAAAGATATATACAAAATATAGTGTACACTAGATGTTCTCAGTAAAGAATATACAAGAGATTCAACTTGAACGAGAAAACAAGAAGAAGGAGATGTATAAAGTGATTTTATCACATGCGTGTAAAAAGATACAGATTGATGTGTCTCGTGGAAATTCTCATACGATATTCCAAATACCTTCAATTATTATGGGGTTTCCTATAATACATAATGAATCGGAATATATAGCACGACAATTAAACCATCTTGGATATACAACGTCTATCCTTGGTCCTATGACTATTCATATTCGCTGGCCTATGAAGGTCAAAAAGAAGGAGAAGAAACTTGAAATTGAAGAAGATCAAGGATTATCAAGCCTCGTAAACCTCAAAAAAACTGCGGACAATATCAGAAGAAAATATGGAGTCTAATAACAAAGATGTCAGCAATTGATGTTTTTACAAACGTCTTGATGAAGTGTATGGTTCCAGTTATCCGCGACAAGTTTATTTATATGTATAAAAACCCCCAAGATATCGAAGGTGGACCATCTCTGGTAAAGTTTCAGAAATATCTCAAGACGATCCATGGGTGGGAAAAGATTGAGATTGATAACCAGATTCGTGAGATTGAAAAGTATTCGAGAGATTTCAAGTGTTATATAAAAGCGCTTTATGTAGCATATTCGAAACTTATCATGAATAGTGTAAGAACAAATTCTATTCCCAAGAATACTCACGTCAAGATTCCACTCCCCGAAACCTTTGTTCACTATTGTTTCGTTCGATCGGCTAAAGATGTCTTTGAGAATCCTGATATTATCAAATCAGAACATGATGGGTACAAAGCACTCGACAAATTGATCCGCGATTCTTTAGAAAGTACAATTCTGGATCTCATTCCGATTCAGAATATTTTGGTGGATTGTATTCCTCTGACTGGTGACTCTGTGAACTTTGATTCTACACCACCTTCACATACATTCCAGTCACCACCACCACTTCCTGCTTCTCCGCCACAGGCTCCACAAGAAACTCAGCAACAACCACCAGAAGATGTTGAGGAAACACGGGAAGATGCCTTTGAAGAAGCTCTGAAT